GACAGAACTACCCTATGCTTGCGGCAAGGACGAAAAGTGCTTTGGATTCGCAGCTACATAAAAAAGTCCACGATGGAAGTCGCTGGGATCGTTAAGAAGGCAATCGATGAAACAGCGGCGCAGCAGTGCGCAATAGACGTTGGTGGCCTCGGAGCCGGTGTCTATGATAGGTTGCTTGAACTTGTGCCGAAAACCGTCTGCAAAGTCGTTTCTGTAAATAGCGCATCGTCGCCAATAGACGGAGTAAAATACACGAATAAACGCGCTGAGATGTGGGGGGAGATGAAACTGTGGCTTGAAGCGCAACCCGCCATAGTTCCAGATAGCGACGAATTGCAGACTGATTTGACGCAGATTCGTTACACGTATGATAGCAACAATGCATTGAAAATGGAGAAGAAAGAGGATATGAAGAAGCGCGGATTCAGATCGCCGGATACGGCAGACGCGCTCGGATTAACCTTTGCCGAACCATTTATTGTTCGTGCGCCGTTGCCAAAGCGCGGCGGCAGTGGCCCATCTAGCGGCACTTACATGGGGAATTGAGATGTCGCACGAGATGACCCACTACACAGAGTACAAGCACTGGAATATCATCCACGACAAGCACATGTGTCGGATAAGCGGTTTTGACGAGAACGCGAGAGAGCATTACTTGGTAATCGACATGGGGCCTGGGTGGATTCAGCGCAGGCGCAAGGCGCTCGAACGGATTCAGGATCACATCGAGTCGGGGAACGAGGCTGGGTTTGTAGAATGAGCAAGCTACGCACCGTCCTAGACAACACCGTAGTCGACATGTGGCGATTCGGCTGGGTGGTGCTGCAATACGATTTTTGGCATGACCGATGGACTGGCAGAGACGAGGCCGGAAACATCTATAGCGTGGAAACCAGCCCGTTCCAGGATCGAACGTTAGACTGGCTAGATTTCCTGTGCGATGGTATATCCTACAGGTGTTGCAAGCCGGAATCCCTGAAGAAGGCCGGCGCAGAGAGAATACCAAAGGGAAATGCAGCAAACAACAGATAGGCCGCGCCGGGATGGCGCCGCAATCCTACAACTGGAGCAGTGATGGCAAAGAATATCAAGGACGGTGACGGCATAGGAATGCCTGAGATCGTGCCGGGGCAAAACAAACTGCCTCCCGGCGAGACTCGCGTACCTGAGCAGGCCAAGAGCCGTCCTGAACCTGAGAGCATGAGCGAGAAGGAACAAACTGATGCCAAGAAGCGCGAGAAAGAGATACTTGCGCTCGCTATCAAGCGATTCAAGCGCTGCGTCGAGGCTGAGACCGACAACCGCAAGAAGGCGTTGGAAGACCTGAAATTCAAGGCTGGCGAACAATGGGATGACCGAGACTTGCAGAAGCGCAAGCAGGAAGGTCGGCCAGCGATCACGATCAATCAAATCCCCACACTGACGCGACAAGTATCGAACGACATTCGGCAGAACCGCCCGGCTATCAACGTCTCCCCGCTAGGCGACAAGACCGACAAAGAAGCCGCAGAGATGTATTCCGGCATGATCAACGCCATTGAACGCGATTGTCAGGCTGACATTGCTTACGATACGGCGATTACCTCCGCTGTTGATATCGGGTTTGGGTACTGGCGCATACTGACCGAGTACGCGAAAGAAGCCGGCTTTGAGCAAGTTCTGGTGATTCGACGCATCCGCAATCCATTCACCGTGTTTCTGGATGACAGCAGACAGGAACCAGATGGGGCAGACGCGAAGTTCGGATTCATCACCGACATGATGGATCGCAGTGAGTTCAAGGAGAAATGGCCGAAGGCTAATCAGTATCCCTGGCAGGAAAAGGGCGTCGGCGACGATTACCGCGAATGGTTCACGAAGGACAAGATTCGCATCGCTGAGTATTTCACGATGGAATATGAAACGAAGCGGCTTGTTCAACTGGATACCGGGCACGTTGGGTTTTATGACGATCTAGCACCAGAGATCAAGGAAGCAATCACTGATGGAAAAACGGAAATCATCAACGAGCGCGAATCAGAATGTTCTCGCGTGGTATGGCACAAGATCACTGGTGTTGAGATTCTTGAAACAAATGCATGGCTTGGCAAGTGGATACCGATTGTTGAGGTGATTGGCGAAGAGATCGACATTCAAGGAAAAGTCACCCGTAGCGGGATAATCCGCAACGCGAAGGAACCTGCACGCGTCAAGAATTACGCGATTACGGCAAAAGTTGAGGTTTTGGGGATGCAGCCTAAGAATCCGTTCATCGGCACGCTGGAGCAGTTCGAAGGTTATGAGTCTGATTGGGATCAAGCGAACAGTCGTGCCTTCCCAAGGTTGATGTACAACCCACATGTTGTTGAAGGACAGATGGTGCCGCCCCCAATGCGTCAGCCTATGGCGGGAGTACCGGAAGGATTCGTACAGGCCGAGATGGGTGCGCAGCAGGATATGCTAGCCGCTACAGGAATTCGCTTCGACCAAGCCGCTCCTAGTTCTTCCTTCGATGAATCTGGCAAGGCTCTGATTGAGAAGCGCCGTAATACCGACATAGGAAGCTTCCACTTCACTGACAACGCGAGCCGAAGCCTGCGCCACACTGGACGAATTCTTATAGATTTGATACCGAAGTATTACGACACCAAGCGCATCATCACGATTTTGCGCGAGGATGACAACGAGGAGCGTGTAACCCTTGATCCGACCGCAGGAACTCCGATGTCACGTAACCCAGCGGCCAAGAACCCCGCCGAGCGCAAGATATTCAATCCATCACTAGGTGAGTACGGAGTAACCGTAACCATCGGCCCAAGCTACGCCACGAAGCGCATCGAGGCTAGCGAACAGATGCTTCAGTTCATGCGGATCAGCCCAGAGAAAGGCCAGCTTATCGCGCACCTGTTTGCCAAGTACAGCGATTGGCCTGGTGCTGATGAAGCATACAAGATTCTCCTGAAGGCATTGCCGCCTGAGTTGTTGACGCCTGACATGAAGGACATGCCGCCACAGATTCAGCAGTTGATGCAGGCAATGAACAAGAAGATCGCCGGATTGATGGCAGAGCGTCAGCAAATGCTCAAAGACCTGCTCGATAAGAAGACGGATCAATCTCTGCATAAACTGGAAATCGATAAGAATTTCGAGGCCAAGATGGCAAAGGTTGTTGCTGACTGGAACAAAAACATGCAGAAACTTGACTTCGATAAAGTCGGTCAGGCCATTGACATGACGGATAAGGTTCATCAGCATATAATGCGTAAAGACGAGGTTAATCTCGCTCGTGAAGGACAGCAGCAACAAGGTCAGGTAGATCAACCAGAAGCACCAGAGATTAATGGGGGGATGCAATGACACCGAATGGCCCTACTGAAGATTCACATGGAGCGCCACGCTCAGATGCTCTTGAAGACTATGCAAGGGCAACTATCAGAGGCGTAGAAAATCGAAGCGTTAATGAGTTTTTGAAACGCACAATGATGCCACTCAACACCGAACAGAAGCTACGCCTTGACTGTGCGATTGCCGTTGCCTCATGCGCGAAGGATTTGGATGTGCAGACCATCGAGCAACTTGCCTACAAAGCAAATCTTCTTATGCAATTCGTGCTTGATGGCAAGCCAATCAAAAGAACATAATGAAACAAGCAGATCGAAAGAGGCACTTGCTATTGCGCGTCCAAGCTGATTTGTTGCTAGCAGAGGCAGCAGAGTTGCGCCAACGATCCAACGAATTGATTAAGGAATCCGCTGCATTGCACAAAGAGGCGGATATGATGCATTCGGAAACGGCCAATGTCCCTGATACTGGAGAAAAATCATGATTGAATGGCTTAAAAATATGTATGGAAAAGCAAACAGTCAAGAGGCTGTTACCGCGCCGTCTGTCGAAAGACTAGAAGTAGTGCCAGTGCAATCTCTTAATGTTGTTCTTAGCCGCCCTTTCATTGACAAGGATGCACTTTCAGCCGTCAATTTAGGATATGGTTTCTGGGCCATGACTCCTCAAGGAGTCGGGATCGTAACCGGGTGCCAAGATGGTGCGGCGGTTGATGTAACCCTGATAAAGCCTGACGGTCTTACCAAGATGGTATTGAATGAGCAAGATAAGGCTGTCAACGCGGTCTATCACGGTCTTCTGATCAATGTTCGTCGCGCCTACATCGATGAGATTCCAAACCGAAACCCAGACGTAGAAGACTACGATTCCCACATGCGGAAGTTCGGATACATTCACAGTAGCGAGGCAGTCAAATGACGATCTTCTTTGGCTCATTCGGACAGGATCAGGCATTGGGATATGTGACAAATAAGGTCACATCAACTGAAAACCTCGTCTATCGATTGTTTGCCACGAACGTTACACCTTCCCACACTGACACCTTCGGAACCTATACAGAGGCCACGGGAGGCGGATACTCTTCGATAGCGCTCACTGGCGCAAGCTGGTCCATTTCTGCTACTGGAGGCGTTGCTACGGCCTCCTACGCGCAGCAGACGTACACATTCACTGGAGCGTTGACGACGAATGCCACAATTTATGGCTATTTCGTTACTGGTGCCACTAATACAACTAGTGAATATTTGGCCGAAGCGTTTACTTCCTTCACGCCAGCCGCAAACGGAGACAATATCAAGCTAACGCCAACCATCACGGCGACCTGATCATGATAGTTGTCAATGGATGCCCTAAACATGGTAATCACGCTCTATTGAAATCGGTTGAGTTGCTTGGACAGGACGCTGGATCAATCATCCACTATGCACATGGAACTCAATTTCCAGAGGGAACAAAACATCTATTCATCTATCGCGATCCGCGCAACGGATTGATATCGTGGATGCGGCAGCAAGGAAAGTCCATCACTGACGGCACTGTCATGGCCGCGATACGAGAGGGAACTTATCTCAGGTACTTGCGCGACTTCTCAGGATGGATGACGGACGATACCGCATTCAAGGTGCGGTTCGAGAGCCTCATTGCTGATGATGTATCGATTCGAGATATAGCATTCTTTCTTGATGTTCCATTCCTCGACAGCGCATTCAAAAACCTGACTGGCATGACAATTACATGGACTGGTGAATTGTCAGATTTCCGCACGTTCTGGACTCCGATGGTTGCGGCAGTATGGCGCGATGCAGGCGGCGACGATTTGGTCGAAGCATACGGCTATAAGGTGGTTTAATCATGGAACTGCTTGTCGCCGGGCTAGATCGCAGTGAGCGCATTGACGATATCAAGGCAGGACAAGTAATCGACGTGCATCCCGATGGTTGGGGCTGGAGCGAAGCCGAACTGTCAAATCCTAATTGGCACGTCATCAGTGCGCCCATACTGCCGACACACGTTGCGACCCTGATGCAACAGCATTCGTTTGGGCAACGTGTGCGCGGCAATCAGTACCCGCAGACTGCACACCTATTGAATTTGCCTGCGCTCGGACTAGGTCCAACACGGACAGTTAAAATAGTGGCGCTGTCGAACGAACAAATGGTGAACGCCACAATCAAGGTAGCCTGATGACTGTCACCCTTACCGTAGGTGTTCCAGCAACCTGTACTGCGGGAACGATCACAACGACGGTATTCACAGCCGCAGGAACGATTACAGGAACGTACGCAGTTGGACAGACGCTTACAGGAACCGGCGTAACTGGTGGCACGACAATTTCAAGCTTTGGGACAGGCAGCGGAGGCGCTGGAACTTATAATGTAAACATCAGCCAAACCGTTGTTTCGACAACCATCACAGGAGGACGCCAATACTCCTCATGGAATGCGGCCGTAGCGGCAATACCTGCGAACATTTCTAGTAGCGGCACGAATACGCCATACATCTTGTCAGGGTACGCAGACTCCGAATTTTATACGACGACAAGCAGTATTCTCGTAACAATCGGTGGTATCACAACTGACACCACAAACACGATCACAATGACGGCCGCTGCGGGGCAGTCGTTCATGGACAACGCCAATGCGCAGACCAACGCACTGAAATACAATGCAGCCAATGGCGTCGGATTGCGCGTTAATTCAGGGTATTCGCAAGTGCTTTATACGAGCATTGCCAATGTCATCATAACTCGGTTGCAGTTTAGCCTTAATACAACTGGCGGCTCATCTTACTGTCTTCAGACAGACAATAACAATTACATATCGAATTGCATAATTGAATCGACAGGCAGCAACACCCCTGCGGTGTGCTTGCCGGGATCGTTTCAAACAATCGTTAATACGCTGATCGTTGCGCATTCTGCTGGAATGCGAGGTATTAGCGCTGGGTATGACACGTGCGGACTGTTTAATTGCACCATAGTTTGCCCTTCGGATGTAGGAAATACTAACTATGGCATCGCCGCTAACGGCGAGACATGGACGATTCACAACACAGTGATCATGGGTTTTGGAACCAACTATTATGTAGGTTCGGCCACTTTTTCAGGGTTGAATAACTGCTCGGATCAGGCAATCGGATTCGGATCAAATAACCAAGCATCCAAGACGTATGCTAATCAATTCGTAGGCGTAACGTCATCAACGTACGATTACCGCCTCAAGAGTGGCGCAGACTGTATTGATCACGGCTATACGGATACAAGCAACGTGCCGGGAGCGGCAGGAACCACGAATATCAGCGGCGCAGTCGATATCGTCAATACTAGCAGGCCGCAAGGGTCCGCGTGGGATATAGGCGCATGGGAATTCAAAAGTAGCACGCAGTCATATAGCTACACGGGTACGGGTGGCGTGGCATTCAGCGGTAGCGCGGCACTTCTGAAAAGTGCTTTAAGAACACCTGTCGGCGGAATTGTATTTGCTGGGTCATCGGCAAAACTCAGTGGGATTGTTAGAACACCTTCTGGTGGTATGGTATTGGGAGGAACTTCGGCAGAGATCAGGTCAAGAGTTTCTGTGCCAACAGGCGGGGTGATCCTTTCGGGAACCTCCCCATCACAAGGCAACCACAACACGCAAAGCGTAACTTGGACACCGAGCGGTGGCATTCACTTCGCTGGGGTAGCTTCAATCATCAAATCTGCCATCAGGTCGGCATCAGGCGGTTTGCTATTCGCTGGTAGTGCTCCATACTCGCACCATCACGTTGGGACGAAGATATATAATTGGATCATCAACGCACGCAGAAGGGGTAAGAGATGAGTACCAACTGGCCTCCAGTAATCAAACCATTCACGCTAGATACCGAGTTGGCGCAAGACCCTTGCACAGCGATAGTGTCATGGGGGCCAATGAAACAGGGTGACACATGCCAGTCTGTCAATCTCGTACAATGGGCAGACAGATCAATTGAGGCTGATGGTACTTTTGGATCGGGAGGAACGATTACGCTGAATGGAAGCAATCGAGGCGTGAACTACTATGGATTGAACGACCCATCTCTAACCGCCATATCAAAAACCCAAAATGGAGTAAGTCAAATTCTTGAACTTACGGTATATGTTCAACCGGTTTTAACTGGAGGGGATACTACCACATCAATATACGTAACGATGCTTTGCCGTAGACCACAACATTTACTTTCATCGACATGACCGTCAACGTAACCAAACTACCAGTCTGCAAAATCCATCAATCCGCAGGCGATATGCTGCGAGAACAAGCGCAACTAGCAGACGAAAACCCAGATCAATTCGCGACGTGCATAGTGCTTCGTGCGCGCCCCGGAATGCTCTGCGATTGGGCGGTTTTTGGAGATACGACATGCACACAGGTTATCGGATTTATCGAAGTTGCGAAGCATGAGATGCTGAAGGAAATGACTTAGAAATAGTTGGTTTTCGCATAATTAAACAAAATAGTTGCGAGTTATTACATTCAAGCACTATAATCACGTCAGCAGAGTTTTACCGCCTTTTGTCTGAATCGGTTGAGTTGGTAACGGTCACCTGACTTTAGCTGATTCTTGCCACGCGCAGGCCAGACAAAAGGCGATAGAGTTTTGAATTAGAGTTGTACCGTAACGCCGGGATGGCGTCACGAAGCCCGAAAGGGTTCCGATTGTTCCGCAATGGGCCATGGACACGAATTTGAATCATCCGAGTTTGAAGTCGAGAGCCGCATCCTGGTAACGGGATAGCGGCTTTTTGTTTTTCCACTTACCGGCTAGTTTCAACCGGGATTTGATTAATCTGGCAGCGACCTAGGGGCCAATCATGAGTGCATCAAATGTTGATACCGCATCTGCGGTGGTTGATGGCGGTCAATCGACCGAGCTTCAAACGCCTGAAGTAGCGGCAGTAGTAGAACCCGTAGTCGTAGTTGAAACGCCTGCGCCAACGCCCGATCAAGCAGCGGAAACGAAGCACAATCAGCGGTTCAGCGAGATTACCAAGGCTCAAAAACTTGCAGAGCAACGCGCTATTGAGTCACAGCAACGACTTGATCGCGCCTTGGAAATAATTGAACGAGTAACGCCGAAACCGGCTCCTGTGGTGGAAGTTGTTGAAACCATTCAGGAACCGAAAGAACCGGAATTCGAGACTCCCGAACAGTATCAACGGGATATGGCGACATACACCAAAGCACTGGTGCAGCACAACTCGAAGATCGAAGCAAAGGCACTACTCGAACGAACAGAGCAGGAACGGCAGCAGATGGCAATGCAGGCGCAGCAACAGCGCTTGCGGTCGGATTTTCAAACAAGGCGCGAAGCGGCTATTCAGGAGATGCCTGATTACGTCGAAGTCGCAGAGGCAAGAGATTTGCCCATTACCGAAACTATGGCGAATGCCATGGCGATGGACACGATGGGGACAAAAATCGCTTACCACCTTGGGAAAAACCCGGCAGAAGCCCAGCGCATTGCCGCACTGCCGCCAGGGATGCAAGTTTTTGAGCTTGGGGTTATGAAAGCGCAACTGATGGCCGCAAAGCCGCCAGTGCAAAAAAGCAATGCCCCTGCCCCGATCAAACCATTATCGGGCGGTTCTGGAGCGGTGACGAAACATGTCAACGAAATGACCATGGCTGAATACGCAGCACACAGGGGATCAAAAAAATAGGCGAAATATTGGTTGTTCGCCGGTTTAGGAGTTCTCGAAAATGAGCAATAATACCGATCTAACGCCGAGTCTGATCTCGAAAGAGACCCTCTTGATGTTGGCGAACAACACCGTAGCGGCTGGTAAGGTGAACCGTAAGTTTGAGAATCAGTTCGTAAAGATTGGTTCGACACTCACGATTCGCAAACCGAACCGCTTCAAAGTCACTTCCGGCCCCGGCTTGGCTATCCAAGATATCACCGAGCCGTCAACCAGCATCACGATTTCCAATCAAAAGCACGTTGATTTCCAGTTCTCACAGCAGGAATTGACGCTTGTTATTGAGGAATTCAGCGAACGTTATCTGAAGCCAGCCGCCGAAGAATTGGCGAACCAGTTGGATTTCGACCTGATTACCAATTTCCAATCTGTATCGAACATCGTCGGCACTCCCGGCACGATTCCAGCGAACTTCGCAGCACTCGCAGCAGTCGGTCAGCGCATGGACGAAAATGCAGCGCCTCAAGAGCGTTGCTTGATCCTGAATCCTGCGGCCTACTGGTCGATGGCGTCAGGTTTGAGCGGGTTGTACGTGCAGGCAGTCGCACAGCCAGCATTGAAGGGCTATCTCGCCAACATTGCCAACTTCGAAATATACCAAGATCAGAACGTCCAAAACCAGACAGTCGGTGCTTATGCCGGTTCTGGCGTTACGAACGGTGCTGGTCAAACCGGATCGAGTTTGGTAACGAACGGATGGACAGCGAGCATCACAGGATTGTTGAACGTTGGCGACGTGTTCACCATTGCTGGTGTTTTCAACGTCAACCCGAAAAACCGTCAATCTACCGGAACGCTGAAGAATTTCACGTTATCGGCAACGGCAAGCTCGGACAGCGGCGGCAATGCGACGTTGCAAATCATCCCAGCAATCGTTACTACTGGTGCCTATCAGAACGTGTCGAACGCTCCAGCATCCGGCGCTGCTCTCGTGGTCAAGACCGGCACAGCAAGCACAACCTATGCGAATAACATCGGCTTTGTGCGTGACACCTTCGGCCTCGTCACCGTGCCAATGAACGTACCTGCTAACCAAGTATTCGGCGCGAGCGAAGAGTACAAGGGGCTGTCGCTGCGTATCTTGCGTGCGTACGACATCCAAAACGATGTTGAGCCATGCCGTGTTGATTTGCTCTATGGCACAACTACTTTTTACGAGGAAACCGGATGCCGGTTGACTAACTAATCGACCGATAACCTATTTCCTCAGGAGAAAATATCATGACATTTCAACAAAAAGCAGCCAAGCAACTATCTGACGGTAATAGTCAAGGTACGGTGCTAGGCACAAGCGCGACTGACTTGGTATCGCTCTACGGGCAAACGCCTGTTGCGCAAGCCAATGTTGGCCCCGCGAATCTTATCGCTGGTACGATGTTCGACACTGGTTTGCTGACAAAATATCAGTTGACCAATGCCACGGTAGCAGTTGGCGCGACAACCTCCGCAGAGGTCACTACAACCGTTTGTACGGGGTTGCTGACCACTGACGTGGTGGCGGTCAACAAACCGACTCAGACAGGCGGTATCGGCGTTGCGAGCTATCGTGTATCGGCAGCGAACAAGATCGGCATCGGTTACATCAATGCCAGTTCCGGCAGTGTGACGACTTCGGCAGAAACCTATGACGTTATCGGGATTAGTTCGAACTTCACTGTCACGACTGCTCTGACTCCAGGGGTCTGCGCTGCCACAACCACTACGGAACAGTTTTTCTCCGTGCCCGGTGCCACTATGGGGTCTTTCCCAATCGTCAACAAGCCAACTTTGCAGGCTGGTTTGGCAATTGGTAACTGCCGCGTGTCTGCCCCCGGTCAAGTGGCTATCACATTTGCAAACGTGAGTTCCGGCGCGATCACTCCGACCGCTGCGGAAACCTACTCATTTGCCTTTGTGCCGACATTGGCCCCTGCTGGCGCGGCTTTGGTGTACAACATGCAACAAGCATCCACCGCTGTCGCTGCTTCTAGTACCGCTGAAGCGACCACGGCAATTACTGGCCTGTTGGCAACCGATGTAATTAGTGGTGTTTCCAAGCCGAGTTATCAGGCTGGTTTGGGCGCTGTAAGCTATCGGGTTTCCTCTGCTGGTAACGTGGCAATCGACCTGATGAACGTCAGTTCGGCAGTGACCAGCACAGCGGAAACATACGCAATATCAGTATTGCGCACCAACGCCAAAGCGCCGCTTGTAGTGACTACAGCAACGATCACATCGACCACTGCGGTAGCGTCTAGCACTTCGGCAGAGCAAACATTTACCGTCAATCTATTGGCAAGTGCGTCGACTTCGGCCCTCGTGTCGAAACCGTCGCATACGCCTGGTTTGATCGTGACCGGCGCTCGCGTCTCAGCAGCCTCGACCGTGGCAATCACTTACATGAACATCAGCGGGGCATCGATTACGCCGCCGTCTGAAGTTTATACCGTGGCTTATGTGCCCTTGGTTGGACCCGGCGCAATCGCAACAACCGGCACGTCCCAATCGATTCAGGTCGGCGTGAATGCGCTGACCAGTTCGGTAAAAGACTTGCGTGGCATCTTGCTGAATTTGGGCATGAACGGCGCAACGTAATAGAACGTGATGGGTTTGGCGGGGCTTCGGCCTCGCCTTTTTTCGAAGTGCAATGGAGATTGAATAATGGACAACGTAATTGAAGTACAAGCCGA